GCGCCACTTACATTGGCCCCACTGTACGCGCGCGCGAGGCACCATCAAGCTGATGGTTTTGCAGCAGACATCATCTCACTGGCAGATGCAGTGGATGATAATGCTGAGCTGGCTGGTGTGAATGCAGTGAGTGCACTGCCATTAGATGCATCACCATCAGAGCAGAGGCGTGCTCATTTCTTTGCCAAGAAGCGTAGTGTTGAGGGTGCCAAGTTAGCCATTGATGCACGCAAATGGACAGCAGCACGCATGAATCCATCCAGGTGGGGTGACAAGGTAACACTTGAGCACTCCATGGATCCTGACAAACCAGTGCGCATCGACTTCACCAACATGACAACAGAGCAGTTGGAAAGGTTAACTGCTTTAGAGGCGGAGCTGGTCGCACGCACCACAGATGCGTTGCCTGCAGCAGTGAACTCTGCCCCCACCAATATGCGATTGCTGCCACTTGGCAGGAATGATGACAATGGTGGTGGTAACATCAGTCACCATGATGGTGATGGTGCACATGGTGAGTAATTCCCTGAAAAACAGTGGTGGGTGCCAAACCTGGGCCTACCCCCCTATGCTGCTGAAACCGTTGCACATGCACCACTGCAAATATTTTCAAAGTGCCACTTCTGGCACCTTGCAAATTTTTTGCAATATTTTGCGGCAATGGAGGTCACCAACTTTAAATGGCTGACAAAAATCCTATCAAAATCACTAAGGGAATTTTGGGGTTTAAGCCTCCTGGCACTAAACCTCTTCCGCCGCCAGCACCCCCTAGAAAAAGAAAGCCATTAGATGATTCACTCTGAAAAATATATTGGTTGATTGGAGTTCGGCAAATGGAGGCACTAACTTTAAATGATCAATCCCATTTGGGGAAATTCATTTATGACTGAATCCAAGGCAGACAATTGGAGTGATCGTGAGACGCAGATGGTTTGCGCCACTTGCGTTTTCTATGTTGAAAAAGGAAAGGCCAAACGAGTTTGCGATAGTAAATCAGCACTCAAGAGTTTTGGTAGATGTAGAAAGCATGCACCAACACTCAATGGATGGCCAGCAATGTTTGACACAGACTGGTGCGGTGATCACAAACTGGATAAAGCGTGAGCGCAGCCACGGCTAACGTACAACATCTATTACAACATGGTGATGAGATTCGCACCGAGTTGGCAGCTCGCAAACTGCGACATTTCATTCCAGAAGTTTGGCATATTGTTGAGCCCAAAACAGAATTCAAATCAAACTGGCATATTGACGCAATTTGCGACCATTTACAGGCTGTTTCTGATGGTGAAATCAGAAATTTGTTGATAAACATCCCACCTAGGTCAATGAAATCACTTACAATTTCAGTGTTTTGGCCTGTTTGGACGTGGATCAACAACCCTTCTGTGCGTTGGTTGTTCAGTTCATACGCACTTTCACTGGCTATCAGGGATGCTGTCAAGTCTAGACGCATCATTCAGTCACCTTGGTTTCAGGACAGATGGGGTGACAACTTCAGATTGTCTGGTGATCAGAATGCGAAACAGCGATATGATAACAATCATGAAGGGTATAGGATTGCTGCCAGCGTGGGTGGCTCCATCACAGGGGAGGGTGGAGACTTCATAGTGGTTGATGACCCACACAATGTCGCGGAAGTTGAGTCAGATGTTGTCAGAAACAATGCGATTGTGTGGTGGGATGAGGTTATGTCTACTCGTCTCAATGATCCTGAGACTGGTGCCAAAATCATTATTATGCAGCGATCGCATCAGTATGACTTGGCTGGACACGTGCTTGAGAAGGGTGGATATGAACACCTGATGCTGCCAATGGAGTTTGAAGTTGGGCGCAGGTGTGCCACTTCAATTGGCTTTGTTGATCCACGCAAGAAGGAAGGTGAACTGCTGACTCCGACGCGTATTGGCAGAGCGGCACTTGATGATCTGAAGACATCTCTTGGCGCATATGGCACTGCTGGTCAATTACAGCAGAGACCAAGTGCTCGTGAAGGCAATCTGTTCAAAATTGATAATCTGAACGTGGTGACACGCATTCCTGAGAAGAATGTTAAGAAGAGGTGGCGCTCATGGGACAAGGCAGGTACAGATGGCGGTGGCAAGTTCACTGTGGGGCTGCGCATGGGCAAATATCGCAAGTCACGGCCCAATGGCACGTTTGATGAGAACAATAAAGAGCGCAAGTCAAAATATTTTATTGATGATGTTATTCGTGGACAGTGGTCGTCAGGAAAACGAGAGCAGGTGATGCTCACCACTGCAAATGCTGATAGCAAATCTGTTTGGATCATCATTGAGCAGGAGCCTGGGTCTGGTGGTAAGGAATCAGCTGAAGCAAGTGCCAAGAATCTGGTTGGCAGACATGTTGAGTGTGAGAGGCCGACTGGTGACAAGGAAGCACGCGCAGATGCCTACAGTGTGTCTGTTGAGAATGGTGAAGTAGACATTTTGCGTGCTGATTGGACACATGAACTGATTGAAGAGATGAAACATTTTCCTCAAAGCAAATTCAAGGATCAAGTTGATGCAGGATCTGCTGCATTCAACAGATTGAGTACTGCTGGGAGGATACACATTGGGTGAAGGGGTGGCTCCTCATTCATGAAAGCGCTTGGGGCTAAATGGATGGGGAGTCACCACCATGGATATGGGTGACTGCTCCTATCTTTTATACACGCGCGCCCGCGCGCGAGGGAATTGACAATGATGACAAGGCAACCTTGGTACATCATTATGGCTGTGCGACTTGGCGCAAAAGTTGCATTGTGGAGAGAAAAGCAAAGACGTAAATTGCGTCGACAAAATACTGTGGAATACAAATGAAGTGGCGTGCTCCGTGGCATAAGAAGCCTGAACATAAAAGCATGGTGCTTGGCACCTCAGCAGAGATGGGCAACTTCCTCATTTTTGGTGAATCTGGCAATGCGGCAACTCCATCCACTGCCATGTCATTGTATGAGCAATCAACTGCTGTCAGCATCCCAATTAATATGATTGCTGATTCATTTGCTGTTCTTGAACCAATGCTGATGATTGATAACATTCTTGTTCGTGATCATGAAGTGATAAGGCTGCTTAACAAGCCGTCACCATATTTTTCACGTGAACTTTTCCTTGAGATGTTGGGAAAGGAATATCTGATCACTGGTGAGACAACTTTTGTTATGCTTGGCGGTTCACGCAGGCCACCAGTTGAGATTCAGCCAGTCAGTGTCAGGAATATTTCAATTTCAGAGGGCAGTGGTGGGTATCCACACAACATTCAGGTGACTGGCAATACACTCCCAGGCATTTACAATCCAACAATTCGCAATGGCACAGTGAGGTACTTTGATGGTGGATTGCGTGAGTTGGTACAAGTCAGAAATTACTCGACTCGCAGCAATTCGTTGCTTCGTGGTCAATCCCCCTTATTGGCAGCATCCAAAGAGGTTCGACAGCACATTCTTGGGGGAACTCATAATGTATCCATTTTAGAAAAAGGTGGTCGTGTTTCACTGATCTTTCATTTCGATGCTGATATGGATGATGAAGATTATGAGTTGGCAAAACAACGCGTTCATGACCAATATGGTGGTGCAAGTGAGGCTGGCAAGATTGGTGTAACTGCTGGTGGTGAATTGAACATCAAAGAGGTTGGTGTCAATAACCGTGACATGGACTTCGCAAATTTGCAGAAGATGGCAGTTAAGGCAGTTACTTTGCAATATCACGTGCCGTTGCCACTGGTCACAGATGAGCGTCAGACATTAAACAACTATCGTGAGGGCAAATTGGCACTGTATGATGATGCCATCATCCCTCTGTCTAAGAGAATTTTTGGCGCACTTAGTGACACTATGCTGCCACGATTTAATCTCGATCCTAAACGTGCCAGAATTACATTTGATCCTGATCAAATCAGCTCTTTGGTGTCAAGGCGCAATGAGGAACTGAAGAAGCGCGCAAGCATTGGTGTTGAGTCGCACAATGAGATACGTGCAATGATGAATCGTGAGCCATATGAAGGTGGCAATGTTATATTGGTGCCTGCTAGCTTGATCCCAGCTGGCACTGATGAGCATACTGTTGACAATGAACCTGATTACATTGAGAGCACTGATGTCTAGCGCAAAACAACAGGCAGCTTTTGATCTCAATCTGAAGCTCATTTTTGAGCGTGATTTGAGAGTACGCATCAATGCATTCAATGAGAAGATGATCAGGGTGTTTACAAAGTCTGTTGCCAGATTTGATGACGTGCCTAACTTTGAGCAATACCAGGATGAATTGGAACAAATTCTGGATGTTCATTTTCATCGTGTTGGTGCAGCATTTGTTGGTAGAATCAATGACATGGTTGCTGAAGAGCTTGGTGAGAAGAGACTAACTCCTGTTCACGAAGAGAAAGCATCCAAAAAGGTGCCTGTTGTTATTTCACGGCACTACAAAGTGCGCGCACTTTCACAGTCAAGCAAAATCACTGAGACAACTGCTAGACAAGCAAGTGAAGCATTGGCAGCAGCACGTGTGGCTGCAGCTGACGCTGCTGCAATTGGTGTTGAGCAAGTTGACATTGCCAGCCAAAGTGGCGCAATGTTTAGAAGGAAGCTCAATGGTAGAACAACTGGCATTGTTAGACTGAACACCAATGAGCCTGCTGAGGCAGCGAAACTAACACAGATTCAGGTTTTGCGCGGTGAAGAACCGACGCTTGCGGGTGGCAGTGGTAGTACTGGTGATAAAAGCTGGGCAAATCAAGGTGACAGTCGAGTTCGCACAACTCCTGACAGCAAATTCAATCATCTAAATGCTGAGCAAACTATCAAGCTTGACAAACCATTCAATGTCAGTGGCCAGCAGTTGCGATATCCTGGTGACACCAGTTTGGGTGCAACTGCCGGCAATGTTATGAATTGCAGGTGTTCTGTAACATATAATATCAAAGACACTGCAAAGCAAGTGAAAATTCAGAGAGTTGGTGATAATGATACATTTGAACGCGCAGCTAGAAGAGCAGCACGTGTAGCACGCACGACAGTGCCACAAAAAAGAACTGGTGTTCTTTCTCAGACAGATCGAGCAAGACGCATCAGAACAAATCCTCAAAATGCATTTGAAAAACAGTTGAGAATTCATGGCAATGTTAGTGATGAATATCTTGGTGCTCTTGAAGAAGCGTGGGATGAGCTGCCTAAAGAAGTCAGGCAGGCATTCATAAATGATGGTGTACCCATTAATATTGGCAGCACGCCAGCTCAAACAACTGATCTCATACGCAGTGGCAAATTGAAAGGGACGCTGGGATTTTATCTACCATCTAAGCACACAGTTCACTTGGGTGAATTTATGAATGGTGCTGGTGGGATAATATTAGTTGATGCACCTGGTCGTGTTATGATTCATGAACTTGGACACGCAATGGATGCTATTATTTCAAGGGTTGGTGGAGGTTCGCATACAACTTCTTGGCGAGCAGCATGGAATTCAGCAAATGCAACAGTTAGAGGTTCAAATAGACAGACGTTAAATTATTTCTTGAGCCATGGTGATATGAATAAAAATCTCAAGGAATCATTTGCTGAATCATTTGCAAGTGTATATGGTAAAAAGGTAGCACCACGTAGGATTGCTGGTCAGCGTTCAACTTCTGTTGGTCATCGCTCTGATCTATTTGATAAGCGCATGACTGCAACAAAAAATGCAATGGAAGAGCAAATTAATCATCATATTATAAAAGGCAAAACTGTTGCCAAATTACCCAAAAGGCCGGCATCTGAATTTGTTCCAAAGCCTAGACCGCCTGGACCATTGACGCCACGTAGACCTGCAACTCGCAGGCCACGAGCGCCAACATCAAGGCCGCCTGTGGCAAAGAAACCACCTGTCAAGCCTAAAGCTGGAACACGTCGTCGTGGACCTAAGAAAATATTTGAGGAAAGGCCCAAATTTTTTAAAGAAGAAAGATTGCAGCCATTGGCAAAGGATGGCACTTTGGGTGCACATAGAAAACCTGATGGCACTTGGACACCAAGGCGTGCTGATTTGCATCAAGAGATTATTGAGGAGTTTGAGCGTTCTGGTGCCACTGCTAGTCCTG